TGGGTCCATTAAATTTAAGTGATTTCTCATGACGGCATATCCAGGCGTAGAAAGACATCTATTTCCAGTCAAGATCAGGGAGTACCATAAACCTGAGGATGACTTGAATGATAAGCTTATAGAATTCTTTAAGACTTATCCTCAGCAACCTTCTAATTTTCCAGAGGGTGTGCTGACTAGTAAACCTGATCTGCATAAGTGTGACAACGAACATGTTAAGAGATTGCATGGTTGGTTTAATGCATGCTTAGAGGAGTATCATAATGAGTATCAGTTATACTGTGACTACTTACAGATATCTCTGTCATGGTTTAATCATGCACCAGCAGGGTCTGGTGTGGGACATCCCTTACATAGACACCCCATGTCTTATGTAAGTGCTGTATACTATATGACAGAGGGTGCACCAACAGCATTCGATGACCCTGTTACACCTAGAGTATATGATACACTAGATGTATTCCAACATGAAGCTATGGTAAATGAGTGGGGTATTAATGAGACCATCACTCCAGAGCCAGGCAAATTAATCATATTCCCTGCGTGGTTGAGACACTACTCAGACAGACAACTTGACAACTTTGATCGATGGACTATGAGTTTCAATGCATTTCCAGTCGGTAAAGTCAATGTCGGTCCATGGGACATGCCACAATTAGAGGTAAAATTATTATGAAAAAGTTTAGAAAGACACCACTCCGTTATCCAGGTGGTAAATCAAGGGTAGCAAAGGATTTTATCCCAAGATTTCCTCAGTGTAAGGAGTATCGTGAACCTTTTGTAGGTGGTGGTAGTGTGGCACTGTTGTTTAGTCAGAGGTATCCTGACATCCCTGTGTGGGTGAATGATAAGTATGAGTATCTCTATAATTTCTGGGTACAACTCCAGAAGAGAGGAGATGAATTATCTGACACTCTAATTCAGACCAAGGAAGATCATAGCACCGAGGACAAGGCCAAAGAATTATTTAAAGAAGCAAAGGATAAGATCAAGAAAGAGGATGATGACTTTGAGAGAGCAGTATTATTCTGGGTACTTAACAAGTGCTCTTACTCAGGACTAACAGAGAATAGTTCCTTCAGTGCTACTGCATCTAGACAAAACTTTACTACTCGTGGTGCGACATATCTTAAGGAGATCTCAGGTATAATTCAATCGTGGAGAATAACTAACCTAGATTATTCCGACGTTATGAAAGCACCTGGTACAGATGTATTCCTATTTCTAGATCCACCTTATAAGATAGGCACTTACCTCTATGGTAGTAATGCAGAGTTGCATAAGAGTTTTAAACATGAGGAATTCATTGCAGAGTGTGAACGATGCACACATGATTGGTTTGTTACATATAATGTAGATAAGGAACTCAAGGATGCATATAAAAACTTCCATCAAGAAGAGTTTCAAATTACATATGGTATGAAACATAGACCAGATAACAAGCAGAAGAAAGAACTGCTAGTATGTAACTACGACATTAACAAGTCACCGCTAGAGGCAATCTATGCATGAGTATCCGCTAAAGGATTATCTTAACAGTATCAATCTAAAGCAGGGAGATCTCTCTAAAGATGAGAGAGCAATGCAAAAATACCCTGCTTTTGTTGTGAACAAGTGTTTGTCCTCCTTCATTGACACAGTAATGCATGCCAATGAAATGAATGCTTCTTCACATTTAGATAATGATCTTCAATACCAATACTTTATACATAGTGTTAGGAAATCTAAGCGATTTTCTCCTTGGGATAAGAAGTCTAAAGACTGTGACCTCGACTTAGTGAAAAGATACTATGGTTATAACACTGAGAAAGCTCAGCAAGCGATGAGAATTTTGACTCAAGATCAAATTGAAGTTATTAGATCTAAATTAGATACTGGAGGAAGACAATGAGTGATGAGATCTCGTGGTCTCAAGACATGATGCTAGAAGTTACCCTAAAGGAACCCGATGACTTTCTCAAAGTGAGAGAGACATTGACTCGTATAGGTGTAGCATCTCGTAAGGAGCGTAAGCTCTATCAGTCTTGTCACATTCTACATAAACGTGGTAAGTATTACATCGTGCACTTCAAAGAACTCTTTGCATTAGATGGGAAACCAACTAATATTACAGAGAATGATGTGCAACGTCGCAATCGTATCGCTAAACTCCTATCTGATTGGGGGTTATTAGAGATAGTAGGTAATGCTGAGAACCTAGCACCACTAAATCAAATTAAGGTACTGTCATTTAAGGATAAAAACGAATGGACTTTAGAATCCAAATACAACATTGGAAAGAAGAAGGTAACTGCGGAGGTTTAAATGACTGAGAAAAAAGGTGAAGAGAAAAAGAAAGGCATTCTTGGTACCATAAAGGACAAGGTACTACCAGATGAAGACGAACAAGCAGCCATTATATCTACTTTTGTGAGACTTGGTGTACTTGTTTGGTCGGGTGGAATATTGACGTTAAATTACGTTGCCATCCCAGGAGTACCACAACAGAAAATTGATCCAACTTTCATAGCTTCGGTCTTTACTGGGGTTTTAGCTAGCTTCGGGATTCAAACAGCATCTAAGAAGGGTGATGGTACCATGAAGATGAATGGTGGTGGTAGTGCTAACATAACTAAAGATGATATGAAGATGTTGATAGAGAAGGCTGCGAATACCGCACCTGCTCAGACAATTCGTATCGAACAAGCTCCACTAAATATATCAGCGTCAGCTCCAAAGGCAGACGATAAAAAATACAATCTATAAAAATGAAGTATCATGCAAAAATTTGTAAATGTTCTTGCAATAGCAAGTGCAACTGTAAGCCTTGCAGTTGTTAGCGGTGGAATCTATCTGTATACACAGAAAGATGCAATCATAGAGTCAGTTACTGAGAAAGCACTAGGATCTATTGGTGGTGGTGCTCTTGGTGGTTTAACAGACAGTATTTCTACAGAAGGTCTTGGATCAGCTGTCCCTGTACCTGATATAGCAGCACCTCAAGCAGCACCGATTGAATCTCCATTTTAAATGAAGATATATAAATCCAATGTTGTTTTAGATAACGTTGGAGTGATGACTTCCATACTAGATGATGTAACGTATGATGGTGACCTCACCATGTCATACGATAGATATAATATCTTCGGATTAACCTCTCCAACTCAGGTCTTTTACGACCTCTTCAATGAGTTGAGAGGTTTTGTTTATGACTATACAGATGCTGATCAATTGTGGATGCAAGCATGGTTAAATAGACATATGCCTGAGGATGTGCTACCATGGCATGACCATGCGTGGCCTATTCATGGCTATATAAGTATAAGACCCTTCAATACTACAACTGTATTTGAAGATTTTGAAATACAAAATGAAGTTGGTAATGTTTATATCGGACCAGGTTATATGAAGCATAAGGTTGTGGTTAATGAACCATTTACTACACCTCGTCTTACTATAGGGTTTGATTTACTACATGAGCCATCTAGATACTCTGCTAATTTAGGATTAATACCTTTTCCAAAATGAGTTGTCCATTTGAAACACTAGAGAATCCATTGACCTCTGGGTACAGAGAGCTAAAGGATTTTATATTATCTGAACAGTTTCCTTGGTTTTATAACAACCAAGCAACACCATATGCTAAAGCATTAGGGTTTGAGCAAGAGCATAAGGACTTATCCTTCTACTCTCATGCAGTCCTACATGGACCTGCTCATCCTGCTACTATGAATAGTGAGCATAGGAGATATCCTAAGTCTAATTCACAGTATCTTGATGCTTTCGATGACGTTATTAATGACATCATGTTAGCTAATAATATGAATGTCCATTGTATATACAGGATAAATGCTAACGCAGTGCATCCAGTAGAAGGTAATGTCTTAACTGTTCCTCATACAGATCATGAGTTCCCTCATAAGAATTTGTTAATATACTTGACAGATGCAGGGGGTAGGACTTATTGTGATAAGGATGGTATGGACCATTACTTTGACCCTCTTGAAGATGATATTGTAACATTTGAAGGTCTACATTATATGCAACCTCCTAAATCTAAGAGGAGAGTAGTAATAGTAGTAACGTATCTCTAATGGATTTCCAGAAAGTAACAACAGGAGTAACAGCAGCAGCAGTTATAGGTACTGGTGCAACTGTTGGTGTTAACCATCAAATAGATCAGATGCAGGGTGGTCCTCAGAAGAGACAAGATGCTCAGATAGAAGCAATCAGGCAAGTCGTCAGAGAAGAAGTTTACCTACAACTGATAAACGCATGGCCGAAAACATCAGGACCCGTACGAGGACTGGTGAAACCAAAGGATTACAAACAGACAATACCAAAACAATGAGTGGAGATTCAAGAGACCAACCAGTTATCTTCTATAGTAAGGAGACTACTAAGGCAAAACAAATAGTTGTTCAACACAAAAGGGATGATTCAATGAGTGACATACTCTTTCACGTATACGATAAGAAATCAGAGGTGATAGCACATACTCTGAGTGTTGAGGAATTGGAAGAGAAATTAAGAAGGCAAGAAATATCCACAAGTAAGCATGAGATTGTCCCAGTATGGGAACCACCCTATGATATGGATCTATCACAGTGACAATACCCAACATTACGATACCTAATACAGGTGTACCTAACATTATAATAAATGGTACAGGTATTAGTTTCATTCGTGATGTTAGAACATGGAATCCAAGTATAAGAAATATTCAGTTAGCAGAGTTACGTCCATGGGAGACTACCAGTCAGATTGTTACTCCATTGGAACCACCAGTAGTACTAAACATAGGACAACCTATTGTTGATATACCTGGATGCGTTAAAGTCCATAAGGAGAACACAGGTAAAGACCCATCTCTTAATAAGAATTTAGTTAACGATGACCCTAAAGGTAATGTAGTAGCATGTGATGCAGGTATGCCATACTATGAGCCACCTAACTATGATGCTAGAGAGTTAACATGGCAGACAGTATATGGTGAGCAAGAAGAGGTTGATGAAGGAGTAGACACAGGAGATATAGCACAGGCAGAATTTGATACACCAGAACCACCTGAGATACCACCCGAAACAGCAGGGGAAGTGGAGTGTCCTCCACCTAATGCAAGACGTATAGGTGACAGGAATCAGAAGGGTGATGAGCAAGTAAAAGAATATAAACTAACACCTGATGGATTGATCTGTGAGACTATCTGGGAACCTGTCACTGCGGTAGAACAGTATCTACCAACGGTTGGTACCGTATCTACTACAGCAGTAATAGCAACAGTTGCAACAACCTCAGCTTTATTAGCAAAGCCATTAGCTGACCTTCTACTTAAGGTAGTTAAACCTGTAATTAAGAAGGTTATGGGTAAGATTAATTCTGCTCTTGGGAAGAATCCTCGGAGACCGTCCCGATCTGAAGTGTTGGCAGACCAGTACCGTCAGAAGAAGGGGTTACTTCCACTGAAGAAGACGAAGAAGAAGTAGGTTGTTGCCACTTAGGTTGTGGTAACTGATGCTCGTGTGGAATTATCTGTCCACCTGGTGCTGTTACTACTACATCAGCACAAACACTATGATAAGGACTAGCGGGGTGGAAAAATATCCCGCTTTTTTTGAGCTCACCACAATTTTTCAATCTTGCGAGCTCGAAGTCTAGTCTCTTGTTAGATATTAATTGATTCTGCATGTTAATCTGTGCCTGTGCAGCTTCATGGCACTGCTTAACTAACTTTCTATTCAATGGTATAGACAGAGTAGCAGAGAAACCTGCATTAAATGACTGGTTAGCAGACATATCAGTCCTCACTGGTTTAAACCAAGTAGGAGTCATGGTACCATTACTTACTACATCTGGTACTCCATCAGGACCATCTAGATCCATTGTGATTTGCATGTCAGCACCATCTTCAAACCATCTACTACCATCTGCCTTGGTTCTGGTGTCATACCATGTCTCCCAAGGATAATTCTTAACTGTGACTGTAGTAGGAGTTGTCTTACCACTGGTATCAGTCAGGTTATATTGTGGTTCATCATAAAAATCGACCCAAGGATCCTTCCGAGAGTCGGCAAACTGTACGTAGGGTGTAAGGTTAAAGGTACTACCCTGACATTGGACACCACCACCATAGGTGTTGGTTATGTATGGACCTTGTAAAACTTGTATTGCCTGGTTGGTTACTGAGCCAGAACTATTAGCGATAGGGTTCGCTGTTGCACTGACTCCACCTACTTCTGCTCTAGATGGTAAACATTGGACGCTGAGAAGTGCTGCAATTACTGGGTAAACGTACTTGTTGTATCCGTGACGGATTTTACGGTGGTTACTCTTTGTATTAGAGTCTGGTTGGTGACCCCTGGTCCTTGGTAACTCTGTACGAATTGAAACGCCTCCCCTGGAGTTGTTATTGTAAACGTGCTGTTGCTTCCGTTGAAGTCTAAGTTGTCGAAGGATGAAGTCACTGTACCTGTTATGGCTGCTTCTCCTGATCCTACGGACGGTGTGACCGTCACTGTTGATGTATTCACGTTGGGGTTGAGGGCTGCTCCATCGTTTGAAATGCCTACCCCACTCACGGTGTATTCCCATCCTGTCCTCATGTCAATCGAATTTATAGTCTCCGTTATGGTAGACTCGGTTTCCGTGTGGCTCGTCATCGAACCTTGTTGGAAATTTGGTACCACAGGGACTGCATGTGCAGCAGTCCCACCGAAACTAAGAAGTAGTAGTACTAAAACTCGTTTCATTATGTATACTCCTAGCGTATGGTGACCTCTGTGACGAATTGTCCAGTAGCTGAGGTGCCAGCT